CCCCAAACACCTCATCATGCTGGTTGACACGTCCGATCACGTGCAGGGCATGGACCTGATACTAGCTGAAGGGCAGCCGACTGCCGTCTTCACCGTTGTGCCCTCGCGTGCTGCGAGGATGTGCAAGGAGTACTGCTACACCTTTAACGAGGACAACGAACTCGTTTATGAGGTTAAGGGCGGTGCTGGGTACAGGCAGGAGGTGTGGGACCTAGGCGGCGATATGGTCACCGCCATTGGATACAGCGCCACAGGACTGTACCGTTACAAGACTGTCTTCAACATCGATAGGAAATATGTCGATGATGACCACCAGATCGTCCTTTTCTCTCCTTCGGAGCGTTACGCTTTCCCTTTGTTCGACATGAATCCTTGGATCAATCGTCCGTTGAAGCGACTCCGACCTGTGGGGGACGGCTGGGTGAGGCTACGCGTGTTAGGCAGCGCGGAAAGCCCACTATTGATCAGCACTGCGAGAGCCAACGGATATTGTTGTGCCACCGTTAGCGCTGACACCGACGACGCGCTGGCCGAAACTGGAGGCTTGAACAAGAGCGCGCTCGGTGCTTCAACGACCCAAACGCTGTCTAAACTTCCCGCCGTGGAGTGTGCCGTATTGACAGCGTACCACAGAGAGATGTCGCCGGGAGCCCAGGCGACTGTATTTATGGTGGACGAATCCGTCGTCCGCTACCAGTCCAAGTTCACCTACGACCCGGAGGCCCCTACCTTGTTGGGCCCCTTCATGCAGCCGTTCGGCCCTGCGTGCTTCCTTCCACAGGACACGCGCGGTAATAACGAGGTTGCCGTCGCCGCCCGCGTCCAGAAGCTCGCCAGTTCCATAACTGAGGTGAGTGTCCACGTGGAAATGGCGCTGATGGAAGCTGGGAACCACATCATCGATGTCATTGGCAGGCATACGTTATTCCCCGTCACCGAAGACGAGGTGCGCGAGAACCAGCCGAGGCCATCACAGCAGAATATTCTTGACCAAGGGACCCTCGTCGCCTCACTGGCCGACTCCGAGCAGCGTATCCATGCGTTCAAGAAGGCGGAACCGGCTCAAAAGGTCGCCGCCCCGCGGATCATCAGTCCTGATGAGCCCGCGCACAAACTGCTGTGGTCCAGGTTTATGATCCCGCTTCACAAGGCTTTGGTGAAGCACTTTGGTGTGGACGGAGAGGGGTGGTACGCGCCCGGCATGACGCCCAAATCAATCGCAGCACGTGTGGCCGAAGTGTGCGCGAGTGGTAAGGCGACCATGTCCGATGGCGACAAGTGGGACAGTACCATCTGCCCCGTCGAGCGTGCGTGGGAGGGGAACATTTGCTATGGGGTATTCCACCCTAGCACCCACCTCGAACTCGAGAAAGGACTGAAGGCGAGCCATTGCAATCCCGTGGCCCTCGAAGGAGTCTTGTACGAACAGCTATGCGGGCGCGGGTCCGGTTTCGCAGACACAACTGTTGGAAACACGCTGTTTAACTATGCCAAGGATTATGTCGCGGCGCGTACTGAGCGCCTTGCAGATGGTTTCCGTGAGCCCGCCGACGCGCGTAAGGTTTGCGGCATCTACATGGGGGACGACAGCCTTAGCAGGTACATTGGTG